CCGGACGCTGTAAAAGTGCCAGTCGAGAGCTCAAAATCGTTGCCGTTCTCAATAACAAAAGTTACGCTATCGCCGTCCGAAATTCCGCCGTCGGTAAAGCTTTGGAAGCCATCGACTGCACTCCCGAGGCTAAGCGTGCCAGTGCCGGAAGTAGTAGAAAAAACGCGAATTCTATCGCCGTACACAAACGCCATTTTTTGCCTTACAAGTTATTGAAAATATTACGAAATAAGTGCCAGGTGCTACTATGAAGGATCTGGAATTCCAATAGCGAAGCTACCTAATGTCCAAGTATTCCCGGACGTTACGACTTGCGTTGCGCTAAGAGAATTTGTCGCCAAGAGACGTGAGTTCGAACTATCGACAATGGCGTAATGTGAAGCCGTTCCGTTACCTGTAACGCTTCCGTCGCTGATTGCTGCGACTGTTACTTCTCGACCGCCACCGCTTCGATCCGCCGGAGCTCCAATACTCAGCGACGTTGAGTTTCCGACTGTATATGTTGAGGTCGCTTCGGTGTAAGTTGTCGCTTCCTGAGTTGTTAGATGAATTGCGTTTGCTTCCGTATCAAGGACCGCTAGGGCCTGATCGAAAACTCGATCTCCAAAACTTGCCATTGTTTATTTCTCCTATTCTGGTTTGGTTGGGAATATTGGATTTGCTAAATCCGGATTGCTCGAGGGAAAATCTCGGAGCTGTTGGCGATACAATGCCCACTCTAACTTTTTACTATCGCTTAACGGACTATCCGGTGATTGCGTCCAATCGCACTCAGCTAGTTTTAAATTTCTATCATTTCTAAGGTTTGCAAGGTTTTCGAACGCAATATCTTCAAGTGTTTCAGCAATAAAATTACCGCCAAGATATTTTAAGTAATTCACAGTGTCGCTGTCGTTTGGCGCTGCTATCTTTGCCATTACACCAGTTTCATTTGCAGCAATTAGATTATCTGCCTCTGCCTCAGTTTTAAACTTGGAAACGATATAACCGCCATTATTTAAATAAACAAAATAAGTCATTGTATCACCGCAACCGCAAAAGCACTTCCATTAACTGTAAATCTTCTCGCACTAGTCGCTGTCATAGATACTGTAACTGATGTTGAGCTAGACGAAATACCTTTAAGGTGAGTTAAATTAGTTTGATGCGGCACGAAACCAAGTGCATGAGAAGTGCCGCCAACACTTAAAGTTACATCTGCTTGGTATGGATTACTGCTTGTGCCTGAAGTTCGCTCTATTCTTCCAGAAAAACCGACGATTACGGCTGACCCACTTGTTAAGCCTGATAATGTTACTGAAAAAATTGTTTGATTATATATCTGGGAACTTCCAGTGTAAGTATAACTTACATCAGTTGTATTTATATTAGCAATACCGGCCCCAATAAATCTCGCCGCAGAAATAGTTCCAGCGTCAATTTTTTCAGCACTTAAATCACTAATCTTAGCGTTTGTTATTGCTGCGTTGGCTATCTTAGCATTTGTAATAATACCGTTCGAAATTTGAGCTGCACTTGTAATTATTCCTGATGTAGCTAATAGACCGCCTGTAATTGTGTTGGCTGTAATTTTATCGCCGGTAATCACACCGGCCGCGATTGCATTTGCTCCGATTGCGTTCGCGCTTATTTTAGCCGACGTTACGCTATTGCTTGCGAGCTTAGCCTCACTAATAACGCCGCTTGGAATTTGCGACGCTGCGATCGATCCTTGAAGCTCGTTAAAATTAGAGACGCCTCCATCAGCTACAATAGCGGCCCAACTAGTGCCGTTCCAATGATATAGCTTGTTGTCGCTAGTGAGAAATACTTGCTGCCCAGTAAAGTCTCCTGATGCCGGAAGCGAACTAACCGGTTCAATAACATCTAGCCCGGCATCAATAAAGATTTGTCGAATACCGTTCTCGAAATCAGGATCGTCTAAATATGTCGTGGTGGCTGAGACGCCCGACGTAAACGCCGACTTATTGCCGGAAAAATCAACAGATTTTAAAAAGTAATACTTAGTTTGATCGAGACCTAAATTTGTCCGCGTGAATGAACTCCCCGAACTTGTTCCAACAAGGGAAGCGCCGGCGCTAGTGTTTGAGCTGTTCTCGTATATCTCAACAAAATTCAAGTCGCTGTCGGCCGGGTTTGTCCAATTGATATCAATATATTTGAAGCCACCGACAGCGCTTATAGAAGTTGGTAATCCGGGAGCCGTTACATCGCCGCCGCCGGTAAATGTCACACTAGCAAACGCGCCTTGACTTCCATCCGTTGTAATCGCTCGAACTCTTAACGTGTACTCAGTGCCGTCGATTAGAGGAGAAAGCTCGATCGAGGTTTCCGGCGTAGTAGTAGAGCTATAGTTGCTGTCGGTTGTCGCTTTCCATTGTATCTCATAATGGGAAACAAAAGCATTTGAGGGCGCTGTCCAACTCAGAATGACACTGTTGATAAAAGTTCCGTCGCCCGTAGTGCTTCCGCCTCCACTAGCTGTAAGATTACTTATCGTTAAGTTTGCCCCCGGGTTTGGGAGCGTAGAATTATTTGTTGTAAAAGCAGTTTCATCAGCGTTCCAGTCGTAAGCGTTCGAGCTTGTTTCCCTCAACGTTAAATTTACTTTTTGATCCCCGGCGTCTCCGTCGTTAAAAAATTTCCATCCAATAACTTCGAACTCTTTAGCCGTGAAGCCATATCTAGAATTAGTGAGAGCTATAACGTCTCCTACTTCCACGTCGAAAGCCCGGAGGCTAAAATCGGCTGTCAGTGTAAGTTGTTCCCGGGATCGGTAAAGTGTGAGCTTAGCTAAACGCTGAGCCATACTCTTCGAAGTAGTAAAGGGGAGAGGGAGGTCTATCGCACTTTCAATATTATTATCGTCGCTTATAAAAGTTGTCGATCTTTGCTCCGGATAATCAGCGACGAGATAATTATTCTCAGCGTTGTTAAACGTGCCTCGGACAATATTAAAATTATTGCGCCGAGAGTTTTTAGTATCGAGCGTAATAGGTCCACGAAGATCGTCCATCGTAAACGTCTCGACCGAGGCATTGTAATCACCGACCTTTAATGTCCACTGACCTTGACCCCAGAATAAAGATCCCTGACACGCGGTCATCATATCCGCGAGAATATCTCCCGGCGATCGATCGAGTTTAACGACGCCGTGTATCTCATATCTCTTTTCAGTACCACCGGCGGCAAGCGTTACATCTTCATCACAAACATTGGCCGCCGTACTGAACGCGGTCGAGTTAATGTCGCTAAAACTATCGAGCCCATATTTAGAAACAAGATAATCCCGGACGCAAAGAGCGGCGTTCGCTGAATACACCGGGTTTGAATAAGTGTTTGTATCTCTAGGATCTCCGAGCTTTTTACCTTTGATCCTTGCTGTAAACAACGGAACGCCTTGAGCGAAAACCGTTTGATCGTATTTCATTCGAACGTAAAAACAAGCGATCCCCTGACCGCGAAAATTAGTATCGTCGTTTGTTTGTTTTCCGGCCCATGTTGGTCCGTCCGTAACACCGCTTAAAGTCGTGTAAACGTTTTGATTTGCTGCACCATTGAAGGTTTTTATTAATATTTTTTTATCGCCGTCCGCGTCCGCGTATGCTGAGCCCTCGACAAAATCATTTGCATCTAAAGTAACTGCATCGTCGTTAATATAAAATTGCTCAAAAGAGTTGATCTCATGACCGGCCACGCTAACGATCATATGTAAGTATTCGTTATTATCCCCGGTCGCTTCCATATACGTGATAGTTCCGCCCTTCCGGACTTCACCATATACAACATCTTGGACGCCGGTCGCGTCTCTTTGGTTTACGAGCAAGCCCTGAGAGCTGCCCTCAGTATTCCCGAAACTCGGCTTCGGCATTAGCGCATTGATCGCCCATGAAGCGACCATCGTAACGCCGATATATGTAACGCCAAGAGCCGCAAACGCTAGGAAACCACCGGCCGCCATAGCTCCCGGGAAGAGAAAAGCGGCGAGCTGAGGAACGCGAGGGGCCGTTTCCCATCGCTTGTATCTCATGACGTTATAAGGCTCGAGGCTGTCTTTCATTTTTTAATCCAAGCGTTTTCGATTTTCGCAATCCGAAGAAAGCTTAATTTTTTCTTTCCGAGAAAAACCGCTTTATTTCCGAGCGATATTCCCAAAGCTTTGTTTATGTCCCAAATGTTTAAACCGGGAGCCGTGACTAATGCCCCTCGAGGGGGGAAACAATTTACTCGAGCGAGCTTGCTATCGAGAGCATCCTCGAGAGAGGCAAATCCAAACTCTTCGGCGAGTTGTTCTCGCCTCATGTACAAGCCGCCCGAGATATATCTCCCGGCCCAATCGTCCGCATATCCGACGCCGTACATCCGGCGGAAACATTCATTCGTGAACATAAAACAATCGTGGACGTGCCACATAAATGCTTGTTCTCGAACCTCGTCGATATAGCTGTTGAGCGCTGCGTAATTAATCGTCAACGGTCGATCGGCCCCAAGGGATCGACTTATCTCCTAAGTCCGCTACCCATTTAAAAAAAGTATCGTTTGAACTTGAATAACCTTCAGTTGCAATAACCGCTTGATGCGATTGATCGGTATACCGTCGAACGTTTGGCCGCTCGAGGGTAATCAATCGGCTCTCGACTGTCATAGAGATTGAGGACGTTTCGCCCTCGTCGAGAATGGTCATTCGATCCATAAAGCCAGAAAAGACCTCACAAACTGCATTGCCGCCGACTGTAGTTACTCCCTTAATTCCCCAGAAAATTTTACACAATCGGCCCTGATATTCGTTTGTCAAAGCGTAACTTAATATTGAGCTATCAAGGCCGGATAGTGTGAGAGTTGTCCCGGTTGCAGTTAGATCGCCAGTTTCTTCGAGGCCAGTAATTTCTAGTAAATCCCCGGTTCCCTGATAAGTATTACCGCTAATACTTATATCCCCGACGCCGGTCCAAATTCTAAGAGTACCACCCTCAAACTGCATTTCAACGGCGTAATATGGCTCGATATCTTTGAGATCCCCGGTCGGATCTCCGCCCTCGTAAAGTGCGTTTAAAAGGTTTGTGTTTACTGTCCTCGTCATATCGCCTCGACCGCTCCGAAAGTAATCCCATAAACAGCAAGATTATTGACGCTCCAACTCACATCGTTTGAGGATAGTCGAAAAGCGCCGACCGCAGACGTTAGGTCCATTGCAGTCCCGGACGCCGCCGCTCTTAACGACGGCCAAATCTCTATAGTTCCGGAGCCCGAGGCGTCCTCAAGAACTTTATACAATCTCGAACTTGTCCCGGTTCCTAGCTGAAAATAGTCACCGGCCTTTAAAGTCCCGGTCATAGCTACAGAAACGGTTCTCGCTCCGGCTACGCCGGTAACGGTTGCGCTCGTCGCTGTACCGCGTGGAGAATTGCGAAAAGGGTTGCCGAGTAAGAAAGTCCCGAATTGACCTCTAAGGCTAGTGAGCCAAGCGCTCCATGCCTCAGCGTCCGCCTCTCGCATTGGTTTTAATGTTATATCGGCCGACCACATTTCCCCGGCGTATGCGTGAGCTTGGCCTGAGAATGTGAAGGGAGATCGAGAATAAGCAACGGCGTTGATCGCGGATAGAGTGATATTATTTACACAGTTAGCGGCCGGGAGTGAGAGAGGGTAAGTAATCGCCATCAGTTAAAAGCCCTTTTATATTGGCCGCCACGCATTTTAGCATCAGCGACCGCGCCTTTTGTTGCTTCGGCTATCTGTGGCATCATCGACTTTATTTCGGTTCGAACTGTTTGCTGAACGCCAGTCGTAACGTTTATCGATTGATTAACTACGACCGGGCCACCGCCACCCAAAGCGTTATTAGTTTGCGCCGGGCTCAACAATCTCCCGGGAGTGCTAGGAATGAAAAGCTCGCGTCCGCTTTCGCCGGTCATATACGGTTTACCGGCTGTCATTTGTCGGCCGTGAGCGCCTCCTTGGAAACCAGTAAAAGCATAACCGCCAAGAGGGGATTGAGTAAATCCGAGGAAACCCATTGCAGAATTTACAAGTTGTTGAACTACCAACACTCGATAGAGCTCTTTGATAACGCTTGCCGCCGTCAATCGCATTGCGTCCTTGAACGAGTTGGCTCCCTCGAGGGCACTCATAAAAGCATCAGTTAAACCTTGTTCGAGCGTATCAGCGACGGCCGAAAATTCGCTCGCCTCTTGTTTCGCTCGCTGCATTGAGACTTTTAATTGATCCACTAGGACCGCTTTGTTTTCGATCGACTGACCGGTAAGGCGCTCAAACTCGTTTAGCGTTTCTAAATTTTTAGTATATTCGAAGGTTGCCGCCGAGAGCGGATCTAAAGAATTTAATAAATCGTTATATTTTGTCTTTGCTTCGTCGATAACCCGATTTAATTCTTTGAGCTTAGCGGCTTCCTCGTCCTTTTGTCTTTGTGTTCTGATAGGTCTCCGCTTAGGTTTTTTTGAAGGGAAGCTAGGGAAAAGCCGGTGAGTTCCTAAATCAAAAACACCGCTATCGATTTGATCGTCCGTTAATGTTCCATGCTCAAAAATATTACCGTTAGCGTCTATTCCAAATTGTCCAGTTGAGGACGGATCGCCTTGATCCATATTTGCGAAAGCAGCATCGTCTAAAGCTTTATCGATCGCTTGCTGTTGTGGGCTTATTTTAGCGCCACCCGGAGGGCCGCCACCACCAAGATATTGAGCAATTTTCTCGGAAGCGTCTAAAACTTTGGGGAGAATTTCATCAGTAAACGTTCTGACAATATCAATAATTTGATCGCTATTTTTAAGCAATGCCTCCGAAATCAAAGTATTCATCGAACCGGTTAGCTCTTGCATTTCCTTTCGCATTTTTTGAGCGCCGGTCAAAGCTTCGTCGGACAAAATGTTTCCCGACCTTTTCGCCTCTTCACCAAGTTTTTTAAATTCACTTCCGCCGTTGCGTAATAACGGAAGCAAAGCCGTAGCATCGGACGCTATCGCTTCCATAAAGAAAGTAAATTCCGCCTGAGAGACGTTCGCTTTTTCAAGGCTATCGACGTATAATTGGAGGGCTTGCGGACCGCTTAGGTTTCTAAAATCGTCCGCAGTAACGCCAACAAGAGGAGCAATAGTCTCGAAGAAATCAACCATCGGCCCGGCCCCGGTTATAAGGAAATCACCGATTTTATCGTTAGTGTCTTTTATGAGATCTGAAAGTTTATCTTGCTCGATACCGACCGTTTTTGCTGCGAAGCTCATTTTTTGAAATTCTTCGGTCGTTACCCCGGCAACCCGGGCGAGGTCAGATATCGCCGCCGCATTATTAACAATTGAGTTTATTGCTCGAACTGAGAAAACACCGGCGAGGATTGGCGCGAGCGCTTTGACCGCCGTTCCAATTCCAGAAAATCCGCGTTGCGCTTTTTTTGTAGCTTTTGCGAATTTTGTTCCCATCCGGTCAACTTGCCGTTGCGTCCGGGCCAAATCTTTCGAAAACTGCTTTTGTTGCAGATTTAATATTATGTTGAGCTCGCTCGCTTTAATCGCCATTTTTATCCATACCTTTCAGCGAGCGCCCGGGCTTCCTCGAGGGAGGGAGCATCCGAGCCGGGTTTCTTTGGTGCGTGATATTCATTCCAACCATCAAAAACGAGGAAAGCATCTAGTGGGATCATATCCCGAATTTCTTCCGGTTTATAATTTGCAGCAACCGCCGACTTAATTATTCTTCGGACGTTAAGACGTTTGGGAGCTCGTCCTCGTCCATCTTTTTTTTTACTTCGTCACTTTCAAAAACGTCCGGCATAAATGCAACGCCGACGATCGATTGCGCGAGCTGATAGAATTGCATGAGCCCGGAAGGTCCGGCGTCCTCAACCAATTTATCCGCTTTAATATCTGATAAGCCGCCGCCAACTAAAGCAAGCGCCACAATATCCCGGACCTCCCGGGAGCTTGGTCTTGTGCCTTCATCAAAGAAGCCGTTCCAGAGTTCAAATATTCCCCGGTGTTTATCTTCAAAACGCTCGATCTCTCGATTACGCAAAATAAAAGTATAGGTGACGCTATCGATTTGATCGACAACGCCACCGCGAGGAGCTTCCGCCGTAATTCCCATTATGCGGCGGTAAAGGTTACTTCGCCATTGCTCTCTAGTGAGAATGAGAACGTTACCGCGCCCTCGGTTTCACCACCGAGCTCAAACGAGGTAACTCTAAAATTCCCGGAGTAAGTACCGAAGTCCGGGACAACCACCTCGAAATTTGCTGAAGCGTCCGCCGCCATTGCGACCGTATTCATACGAGCCTCGGCCGTTTCATCAAGAAAGATACCATCGCCCGAAGCGCTGAAGGATTTTAAACCGTTTAATGATGCAGCGAATAAAGCACCGCCGGGAGTAGTTGCGTCCGGAGTAGTTACATCGATTGCACTATTATTGATTGTTAAAGATTTTGAATTTATTCCGGCTAGGGTTGTAAAAACCTCTGAGCCGCCGCCGCCGTCCCCAATTTTAAGTAGAAAGGCGCGTCCGAGTTGCTTTGCCATTTTTATTTTCTCCTATAGCAAAATTAAGCGCTTGCCCAATGCGCGAGGTTTGGGGCCGCCCCTCAAGAGGCTTGCAGCATTGCCGAGAATACGACGGTCGCAACATGGCCGCGCTCGTCTCGTTCCCGATCAATGAAATAATTTTCGCAAATAATCTCGATTACACTGTAGCCAGTCAAAGAGACGCTTGCTTCTTGCCGGTGTAAGCTCGAGCGCAACGCTTCGGCTATTTGCGTGGCCTCGACCCGGCCAGTCGATTGACTAAATCCCTCGATGGTAAAACTTACCGCCGCTCCGAGTGATCCATCAGTGTCCGAAGTTGTCGGCTCGATCCGTCCGAAGCGTATGTATGGAAACGTTACTCCCTCCGGCGGCTCGTCATAAACTCTCGTCGATACAAGGGAAGTAATATCACTATCCGCGACAAGGCTTGCTCTAACTCCTCTTTGTAGCTCTAGAGCAAAACTCATTTCTTCAATCCTACTTCTTTTCTAGCTTTTAATAGAGCTCGAGTAACTCGGCCTTTGTGCTTTGTCTTAATTATTCCTCGAGCCCGGCCAACAAACGGAATAGCGTCGGTTTCGCCTTTTGACCCTCGATCGCGTCCGCCATGAATTGAGCGAGCTTTAATTTGATCTTGTTTATTTGGGGCCGCCGCTTCCGCCGATATTTTTCGACCGCCATCCTCGCGCTGAATATACATCTCAGATTTTAACTCGCCGGTATCTTCGGGAGCCAACATCCTCATAAATTTTAGCGCCTCTTTTGCAGTCTTATCTTGAGCGTCGATAATATTTTTTTCGTATGCCGCCGGGAGTTTTTTCAATCCTTCCCGAACCTCTTTTGACTGAAACAATAATTTAAATTTCAAGCCGCGACGCCTTTTTCAAGAACCATCTCGAGAATAGATCCTTGAGCGTCTACTTGTGAGATAGATCGGATCGACCACGTTGTATTTCGAGCGAGCACTCGATCGGCGATCGTTAAAGCATTTGTCGAAATATCTTTTCTTATTTTTAACCGGGCAATAGCTACATCCGTCAGAACGCCTTGCTCGGTTCTTTGCTGACCAACTCTTTCAACAAGCTCTCCGGATCTTGTCAAATGATCCGACCAATTTCCGGTTGTGTTTCCATACGCATCAACCGTCGATGCCATTCTCTGAAACGTTACCCTGTCGCGCATTGATCCGGCCCTAGCCATACCACGAACCTCGCTCAAAATCGATTAACGCTTCGAAACCATGCGGCAACGTCTTTGAGATAGTCCCTAAGAGCTCATTCTCTCTGTTTTCGTACCAATGCGCTATTATCATCATTAGCGCTTGTCGGACCGTCTGAGGGACGTTTGTAGGGCTATCACCATAGCCGATAACGTACTCGATCTTAATTGCATCATCACGAACAAAAGTAACCGGCCAAGTGTAACCGGATTTAGGTTTTATGCTTGTCCGGGTTTTAGTTCCGAGGACAAGAAAATTGCTAAGCGTTGCAGTTTGTAAAGCGTTGTCCGCGTCATAATATTTAATAGCGCTGACCGACTGAATAGGCCCAAGAGATAAAGTAACCGTCCCGGGATTTCCGGCGAACCACTCTCCCCACGTTTGAGTTATCATCGCTTTCCCGAGAGAGCCAGTAACGTCGACATAATCAACGGCCGTAGAAATTAACCGGGCAATGTGTTCATCATCATCGGAATGTTCAACTCGCAAATGTGACTTAACCTCCGGCAATGTAAGAGGGTCGGTCGTAGGAGCCGTGACTAATTCGATCCTATGCTGTAGGGGGAGAGTAGGCATTTTTTGAACCTATGATTTAACGGCTTTTTTCTTCGCCGGTGTTTTCTTTGTAGCTTTTTCAACTTTTGAGGGCTCTTCGACCGGCTCAGCGATACCGCGCTCGATGTAGCGTTTAGCCTCGTCGTTATTCGCAACCTCGATAATATCTCCGGCATTGTGGGAGAATTGTATCCCGGCCATTGATTGTAAGAGTTTTAATTTCATTTATTCGCTCCTTAAAAAAGAAGAGGGGCGCGAACGCCCCCCAATAATATTAAGCTTGAACTAGGTGCTTGATTGCGGCGGTATTCGCTAAAACACCGTCAAAGCGAACAAAGCCCAAAATTCCACGATCCGGAGCGAAACGCTCAGTTAGAACTTGGATAGATGGACCGCCAACTTTTCGGACGTAGAACTTAGACATATCTCCGAAAAGCATGGTTTTATTACCGGTCGCAATGCTCGCCATCGCCTGATTAACTACCACTGGATAGCCGAGGATATTCTGAGGAACTCCGGCTTGATAGTTGCCCATCTGCCAGAGATAATTTCCGTTCCCATCCTTTAGCTTTCGAACGGCCGCGAGAGTGCTATCGTTCATCATGATCGCGCTTGAAGTGCTTGA